TGTGTAAGGCGCGGTATTGGACCAGCCGGATGACAGCAGCGTTACAGCTACAGCTTTTGTGCCCACATATTCCTCAATCTCAGCAGAAAGCTGACTAAGTTGATCCCCTACCGCCTTGGCATCCGCTGCCTTTCCCGCAGTGGATAATGTGGTATCCGTGCCAATATCGATATTGTCAATCAACCTTTTGAGCTCGACACCCATAGCCGCACTAAGCGGTTTATTGGGGATATTCGTCGCCAGGTTATTGACAATATCGCTCACATTGACCTTGCTTGTCGTGACGGTCTCAATCAGGGTCTTGTTGTTTTTGATGTAGGCAACAATTTCCGACAGCTGATCCAAAGAGACATCATCACTATCCGCCAAGGCATTGAGTCGATTGGTCAGGCCAGTGATGATGCTCCGAATATCTGCATGGGCAGAACTATCGGTATTATGATTACTGACTGCACTATCAGCAGCACCATTGGGATCAGCACCAACCTGTTCGGCAGTCACTCCGTGCGGATTGGTCTGATCCTTAATATGACGGTCAACGGCATCCTGCGCATCTTGTGCAGTCTGTGCCGCTTTATTAATAGCCGTCTGTCGGGCTTTTTCTGCATTCACTCTCTCGGTTTCCGCTGTAACTCTGGCGGTTTCTGCCAACGCTCTTGCAGTTTCAGCACTAACCCTGGAATCCTCTGCGGATGTACGGTTGCTTTCCGCATCCACCCGTTTCTTTTCTTCCGATGCTCTGGCTTCCTCTTCATTGGCTCTGGCAGTTTCAGCGGTTTCGCGATCTGTTTCCGCGGAGGCACGCGTCTTTTCCGCCTCTACACGGGAAGCCTCGGCGGTGGAGCGTACTTTTTCCGCATCTGACCGGGCGGTTTCAGCAGTATTGCGATCAGCTTCCGCCGTGGTTCTGGCTGATTCGGCGGATGCTCGGCTATTCTCGGCTTCCACCCGAGCCGCCTCCGCATCGACCCTGGTTTTCTCTGATGATCCCCGCTCAGATTCAGCAGACACTCGCTTATTCTCAGCTTCCACCCTAGCTTTTTCAGCGTTTACCCGTGCCGTCTCAGCGCTGATCCTCTGTTCCTCCGCTTTCTCTATGTCAGTTTTAGCCTGATTTGCGTTTTCAGCAGCGGTATTTGCCTTCCCTGCGGCATCAATGGCAGACTGCGCCGCACTGTTGGCTGCCTCCGTAGCCTGATACAAGGTGCCACTATCCCCGAAATAGCGGTTAGCCTTATCGATGAGCTCCTGGATTATCAGGAACTCATTATAGCTTTCAATGTTTTTGCCCTGGGGGGCAGGCTCAACCTGGAGCATAAAGGTCACAGTCGAGATGGTTTTGGCATTTGCGCCGGTCAGCGTTATGTCCGCCGTGGAAACGCCAGCCACAGCCAGCATTTGCTGGGTGAGCTCTGCGGTAACAGTCCCATCTGCGTTGATCGTGGCAGGATTGACAACCGATGTCCCATCCGGTTTAAGGCACCGGATGGAAGCGCTCATTGTATCATCCGCCGCAAACTTTTTGCCGTGTTCGGTAAAAACGACCCGCACAAACCGACTTGCGTTGTCCCCCTGTTTTGCGTTGATGTATATATGCTCCCGCTTGCCCGACAAATCGAGCCGGAGATCGTCCGTATAGTTCATGTGCTATTCCTCCTGTCAATAAGTCCTCTGCCAGACATACACCGTGTCGCTTACGCCGGGCAAGGACGTCCCGTCAATCTTGTACCAAGAGCCTCCAAGGAAGGCTTCTGGGGAAGTATTTTTAACTGAAATATAAATGGAGCCTACCGGATATATCCTGTCCAGCAGCAGTTCCATTGCCATGTGCGTTCCCCAATCAGACCAACTTCTTCCATCATAGGTGCGGACATACACTGTGCTGCCGCCAATTGCCGTGTAACGCTGGAAGATATGCGTCCCATCTGTCTGCGCCTCCAAGAAACCTGCGACGCCGGCAGGAGCATTGTAGGAACCATTGCCACTGTAGAAGTAAATACCATCCTCCAGGGAATCAAAGTCCTCACCGGACAGTTCCTTTCGGAAGCCCAGCACCACTCTGCCGTTTATTGCGATCTCTCCCCCGACATCCAGCGGGTATTTGGGAACCGGATTGTTGATGCCCACCCGGGGGGATGGATAGGTATCGTTCCTCTTACGGAGCGTGACCAGGGGTGTGCCCTGCAAAATAACCACTTCAACGTCAAGCGAGGAGATGTTATACAGTTTATCCTGGATCTGCAAATGGAAGTTATAGGACGTGTCCTCCAATTCCAGCAGCTCCAGGGATTCAAACGAAAAGGATGTTCCGCTGAACGAAACATCCTGCATAAGGGAAACCATCTCGCTCCATACCTTTTCGCTGGTCTTCTTGTAGCGATAGGAGATACTGGTAACTTCGTTGTATTCTTCAGCGGAGCCGTCCCAGGTCAGTGACGATATGGAGCCACTGAACGCCAACTGGATCAAACTGCCGATCTCGTTTATACGGCGCAGGCGGAAGTGCGACAACTGCGGGTCGGAATATGGAAGCACCTTTACTGTCTTCTGGACAGTGGCGCTATAGCCACGGCTGTCTGTGCAGGTCACGGTCAGGATCAGATTGCCGTCCGAATCCACCGCTCCGACATCCAGTGTCGTTGTGGCGCTGGTTTTTGAGGCATTTGCGATGGAAGCGGAATAGCCCGTTATGGATGCTCCATTCTTTGCAGTACCCGGGGTACAGAGGATTCTCAGGAAAGAATGCAGCCGCAAAAGAACCTGATTATTCCCGGTGATGTCCACAATGCTTTGCTCTATGTCCGAATAGGTAAAGCCAGTGAAACTGGGTGCGGACAGCCCCGGTGATGTGGTTGCTCTGCATCTTGCGGTGCTGGAGCTGCCAATGGCCGTCGAGTACCCCGCATCGCTGTATGTGGTCATGGTAAGGGTCAGTTCGCACGCCTGTTCAAATGCCATAGATGAGAGCAATGCCGCCCTCTGGGCCGTTGTCAGAGCCACCGACCTATCCCCTGTCCCCGCTGAAAATCTTCCCGCCTGGACAGTGAACAGGACGGAGGAACCCTTTTTCACAACGATCCCATGGTAAAATGCAGCGTCCAGGATCTTCATATTCAGCTTCATCGTAGCTGGAGAAGCATCTGCCGCAAAATCATAGGCGCTGTTCAGCGTGGATGCGCCAAGGGTACGCACACTCACCGCAGACGAAGTACCGTAGACATTATTGCTCTTTTTCCTTGCCCGGGTCTTGACGGAGTAGGTCACGGCAACAGCCAGATTCGAGACAGTAATGCTGGCGGAAGTTCCTTCGGCGGATGAAAAATTCTTCCAGGTGGAGCCGCCGTCCAAGCTGTAGTCCCATCTGTTGGCGGTCACATTGGATGCCGCGGTGATCCGGAAGCTGTTGGATGTGATGTTGGATACGGAACAGGTGACAGACGGAGGTGTCTTATCTATTTGGTTCAGTGTAACCGTCCCGCTGCCGCTTAGCTGGTGGCCGGAAAGGGATGTTCCTGACTGTCCATTACAGGTAAGGCTGATTTGGAAGGATTTATTTCCGTTGGAATCGTGGTAAACCCGGATGGTGTCTTCAAAGATGCAAACCTCATCCTTGAACTGCTGATAGCCGATCAGATCATAGCTGGAGCCGTCAATCGTGATCGTGCCGTTGGTGTAGCTGTTGCTCGATGTCAAATAGCCATCGGTTTTCCACATCGTAGCGCAGATGTAAACATCGGAATAATTGCCGGAAATACTCTGCGTTGCACGCCAGTCAATTCGCCCGCTCCAAGCCTTGCTTGAGTCCAGTCCTATAGAGCCAACTAAAGCCATGTCCACGCCTCCTTAGTCAATCAGGGTGATGTTCAAACCGCTCTCATTCCCATTTTCATGGGGAATAAAAATACAGTCGCCAACGGTAAGCTCACCATCCACGACTGTCTTTTTCATGCGGGTTTCATCCTTGTTCAGGCTGAAAACCTTTTCGCTGTTATAGTAGCCTGCAAATTCCTTGTTGGTGATGGCGGTTCTTTCGTTCGTTCCACGGTACACAACCACACCGGATTTATCTATCCTGGTGCCGCTTGTATAGATCTCATTCTGTGCCGGAGTCCATGGCCTGGGGGACGTACCTTCGCAGATCATCAAATCGGCGATATACAGGTAGTCATCCCGGGTGGTAATGACGATCTCGATATTGTTCGACTGGACGCTGTTGATCACACAGGTAAACTCCGTCCAGTTCCAGGTGTCCGATGATCTGAAAACAACCGCCTCCTGGCTGCCATTATAGAGAACCGAAACGGACGCCTGTAGAATACCGGTCTTTTTGATCTTCACACTGACCGAATAGCTGTTGCCGATGATGATATTATCGATCATCTGCCGCAGCACCGCCCCCTCAGAGAGCCGGAACGTAGAGTTGGAAACCGTGGAGTTCTTGGTATCATCATCCTGCAAGGTAACAACCGTTCCCTCGTACTCCCACCCCTCTGTGGAGTTCAGGCCGGCGGAATTGATAACATAGTTCACACCGCCAGAATACGTTTCCGTGAAGTCAATCGTCAGGCCATCGATGGTCTGTTTGATCTCCGCAAGGGACTTGTTAATAACATCCAGTTGACCGGAACCGTCCGCATTGGTCAGGTACTCATTGAGCTGTTCAAAAGTGGACTTGACCAGCCCCTCCGCCGCAACGTAGGACTGGTTCAGAACTCCATCCGTATAGGACTGGTTGATCTTATCCGCCTGGATGCTTTCTGCCTCGATATAGCTGCCCCGGATAACCATTGCCTGGATCACATTCGTAACGAACGTATCATCGAAGGTAAGCGCCGTAGTATATGGGCCATCAACACCAGTGGAGGACTTGCCAAAACCATTCACGTTCCATCGCCATACAATCTTGGCGGTAGCCGGATCTGCGGTATCCATAATCATGATCTCCGCCCCATTGGTGATCACATGCCCTCCGAACACACCGGTCAGCATGGCGGTTGCCATCATGATTTTCTGGTCAAACACGCTCACCTTCTTCTCGACTGTATCAGCCGCGCTGGATGCAAGCTGTTTCATGGAGGTTTGGATGGTCCCCGGCACAGAAGCAAGCGTGACAGAGTTATTTTCCGGGTTATGGGGCCACTCCACATACTCCAGGATTTGATACTCTACCCTGTTTTGGCGGTCTGTGTCCATCAGCGTGACCTTCTTAAACATGGCGAAATCCAAAAACGTATATCGGGGATCCATTTTGGCAAGATCGATCACATCACATTCATACGCCAGTACCGGCCGGGACATATCGGCAAGCCTCTCAACCATCGCCTCATACAAGTGCTCGGGGACGGTATACCGCTCATCCTTCCAGTAGGCACAGACAACCTTACTGGCATAGCTATGATCCTCCACATAGGTTTTCCCGTACCGGACCATCCCGCCGTTTCCATCGTCCACCATGGCGTCTTCCACGGTCATACCATTTGCACCAACACCATACAGCCGTGTGGCAAAATCCGTGCTGGAGCCCTTGAAGGACAGCTTCCGGAGGTTTAATTCACTGGTCAGGTATTCGCCTGTCGGCTGCATTTTCTCAGGATCGTACACCACCAGGCGCTTCTGGCGGATATGCCAGACGAACCGAACCCCGTAGGTTTTCATGCACAGCTGGATAATGTCATAATCCGTGGCGCAGTCGGCCTCAATGGTTCGGCGGATGCTGGATATATCCGCTCCCTCTACTGCCCAGTCACTCGGGAGGTGCGCCAGCAGGACTTCCGTTAGGGTCTTGGTTTCGCTTCTGTAGGAGACATAGCACTTCTGCTTCAAAAAATCGAAATTCAGCTCGCAGTCGATCTTATCATCATCGATTTTCTTAACCAGCCACGCATTCTGCTCGGTTTCCACCTCGCACTCGTTTTGAATAAAACGATACTGCTCATGAGTGACTTCCAGGCAGAAGGACATGGTATCGTTGCCGTCCTCCTTATGCTTGATGCAGAAGTCCGTATAGCCTGACAGCGGGTGGTGCTCACCCACTGCGTCAATCAGTCGAATCATGGGGCCTCCTTACTGGTAGATAGGATAATAGCCAATCTCCACGCTCACGCCGCCGCTCACATCGATGGTGTTTTCTCCGGGCTGCAGGCTGGGCCACTGGGTCATACCGGGAGCGTCCCGGTATTTGTTCCCCCCGTTGACGTCCGTGATGGTCGTGTATATCCCGTCGATGGTTACTGGACCTGTGACATTCTCAATCGTAATTCCGGCAACGGTAAATTCCGTGACCCCATCATCCGGGGTCACGGTGATAACAGCGGGCGTTTCATAATTCCCGCACACCTCTACAGTCTGGCTTTCGGACAACATGAGGTATCGCATAGGCCCATGGCGGAATCCGGAGAAGGAAAACTGTACCTGCATGATCCATGGAGCTACCTGTTTGGGGGCGGAGGCGCCGTCATACTCACACCAATAGTAAAACCCATCCGGGAGCAGAAGCCTGGCTTCCTTGCGAAGCATAGCCGTCACCTCTGAAATAGCCATAGTGATTTCATACAGGCTTTCGCCCTCAAAATCAATGGTCATGGTGATGGGCCTAAGCCCAATTCTGGAACTTAGTTTCTGCGGGATCATCCTCCCCGCAGGCAGAATATAGCCGTCGCTGTAATCCGTGTCACCGACCGTGTATTCCAGCAGGTTTGCGTGGAATACACTCAGGAAACGTCCGTTGATCCTTGTCTCAGTCATTTACTTTCCCTCCCAGTCAAGCTCCTTCGCCACATAAGGCGTGATAACCCGGGCTGTTTTCTTACCGTCAATATGGATGTCGTTCTGGATATACTTGGGCTTTTCACCCTTGCCTCCGCCATTTGCCTCGGGAGCGTCAGCCGACTTCGTGCCGTAGCTTCTGCTTGCCGATCCTGCGCTTACAGCCTCGGCGGTAGCAACGGTTTCGTGCCGGACTACGCCTTGGGCCGTAGCCACCAAGGCATCATAATCCGGGGGATCTCCGGGGTCTGGTTCAAAGTCTATATCCTTGATGTCATCGGCAACGTCCTGGGCAGCGCCAATCGCTGTATCAGCTGCTGCGGAAATGCCGTTTGCCAGGCCGTACATCAGGTTTTTACCGATCATATCGCGGAAAACCTTGGACGGGGATGCGATACCGAAGAACGACTTGATGGAGTTCAGAACCCGGCTACAGAAGCTCCGAACCTGTCCAATGAGCCATCCGGCGGCGCCGGAAATACCGTTCCAAATGCCCTGTACGATATTCTGTCCGATGTCCAGCATTGCGCTGGGCAGGGATTTTACGGCGTTGACGATTGCGTTGAAAATATCCGCTCCCGCAGAAGCCACGACACTACGAAGGCCGCTGATGGTGCTGCCCATGCGCTGAATGGCATTGCTGCCAAGGCTCATAAGGTTTTGCGGGAGCTGGCTGATTGCCGTGGTAATGGCTTGCAGGATATTCTTGCCGGCGTTGACCACAAGACCCTTTGCGGCCTTGATGCCATCGCCCAGCAGCTTAATTGCCTTATTGCCCAGGCTCAGCCAGTCGAAAGCCATCCACACGTCGATGATGGCGTTGATGATCTTGGGGATATTGGCAATCAGGTCCGGGATTGCCTTGAGGATGCCTTCAATGATCTGGCACAGCAGGTCAAAGCCAAGCTGTAGGATCTGCGGGAAGGCATTGTTGATTACGTTGGCGAAATTGCTTATGATCTCCGGCCCCTTGGACAGAAGATCAGGCAGCGCATTCAGGATGCCCTGCACCAAACTGCTCAGCAGTTGGAAGCCGGCCGCAATAATCGTAGGGGCGTTGTCCAGACACGCCTGGGAGAACTGCAAAACGGCGTCAAGCGCCCGGTCTATCAGGGACGGTAGATTCTCCTGGATACCCAGGCACAACTGATTCAACAGCTCCTGGCCTTTTTCCAGGACCAGGGGGAGGTTTTCAGCGAACCCGGAGCAGAATCCTTCGATGGCCTGCATCGCCCCGTCTGCCAATGCCGGAAGGTTCTCAATGATACCTGCGGCGAGTTGGAAGATAAGCTCTGCCCCTGCCTCCATGAGCTGGGGCGCAAGGGACACAAACGCATCCAGGAGTATTGCCCCGATCTGGATAACAGAATCAATGAGCGCTGGGGCATTTTCGAGGATGCCGGAGATAAGCCCCTCTATCAGCCCTGTTGCCGCCTCGATCAGTGTAGGTGCGAAGTCCAGCACCATAGCCGCCGCATCCGCCAGGACCGTGCCAATGGCGGAGGAAAGGCCCTGGAAGCCGCCCTCATTAAACGCCTCGTTGAGCAAGTCCATGGACTCAGCCGCAAAGGAAACCATTTCGGTCATGGATTCTCTCAGGCTGTCATACACGGCGATGCCCAGGGACGTAGCGGAGTTCTGGAGAAGCTGGAGCTGGGATTCCATGGTTTCGTACCGCTGACTTGCCTCATTAACAAGAGCAGTATTTTCAATCCATGCCTCAGATCCAATTTCAAGAGCTTCCGTAAATACATCGCTGGCGCCAGCCGCCCGGAGCAAAGCGTCCCGCACAGTGATGGTATCCAGAGCGGACAGCCCAGCGACCTCGCCCATTTCGGAGATGACCCCGATTGCGGACTGACCCTTTGCTTCCGCATCGCCCAGGCCCTTGATGAACGACACCAGGGCTCCGGCGGCATCCGTCTCAAAGGCTGTCTTAAATTCGGATGCGCTCATGCCAGCTACATCCGCAAAAGCCTTTAGGGAATCCCCGCCCTGCTCTGCGGAAAGCTGCATCATGGAAAGGACTCTGGAGAATGCGCTGCCACCGGCTTCTGCATACAAACCTACGGAGGAAGCGGCGGCGGACAAACTGAGAATCTGGTCTTCCGTCATGCCCACCTGCTTGCCAGTACCAGCAAGCCGCAGGGCCATCTCCACGATCTCTGATTCTGTGGTAGCGAGGTTATTACCGAGATCAACAATAACAGATCCCAGGCGGTCAAAATCGTCCTGGGACATCTGTGTGATATTTGCCAGCCGTGCCAGGGACGTTGCCGCCTGTTCGCTGGTCATATTCGTGGCAACGCCCAGGTTTGCCATTGTCTCTGTGAAGGAGAGCAGCGATTCATTCTGGATACCTAGCTGACCTGCCGCCTCCGCAATTCCGGCAATCTCTGTTGCGGCTATGGGGATCTCTCTGGACATATCCAGGATGCCGGAGCGGAATCCCGCTAACTCCTCCTCTGTGGCGTTGACGGTTTTCTTAACCCCGGCAAATGCGCTCTCAAAGTCAATGCCGACCTTGACCGCCGCTGCTGTCATAGCGCCCAGGGCGGCTACGGAGGTTGCCACGCCAGCCGCCACAACGCTGCCCATTTGGGCAAGATCTTTTTTCAGACCCGACTTGTCTAGTTTGGTATCAATGATAACGGAACCATCAGCCATACAAATCACCTCTTTTTGTGATTCGCACGGCTCATAGGCTCAAATGTGCAAAATTCAAAATTACCCGGGCCGCATCACACAGCCCGGGTAACTTCACTCCTTAATGATCTGCTTGCCATCCTCAATGACAAGCTCAAATTCCAGCTTACAGCCGCGGCTGCATTTCAGGAACACGCCGTGGCACTGTGCTGTATTGTCGTAGATGGAATGTTTTGCCCCACAATGCGGGCAGTATATCCACATACGTTCGGTAGCAATCCGCTCTATCTGTTCTATCAGAAGAACGCACCTCCCAGCGCCATGCCGGCCCTGGCAACCTTTTCCTCAGTCGTAAGAGCGTCTGGCAGGGCATAGATTTCTTTTAGCCTTGCGATTCTGGCACGTTCCTTCTTATTCTCGATTTTATCCAACTGGGCGCTCCGGTAGCCCATGATCTCCACAATCTTATTGTCCGAATTGAGGCTCCGGAATAAAGCCTGAAATTTCCACCAGTGGAGATATTCGACTGCGTTCAGATCGATGTGATACTGCGACAGGAACGCCCCGAAGATATACGGTGCGTCATAGTCAAAATCATAGATCATCGTGGGTCGTATTTCTACGTTCCCATTCTTGGCCGCAGGTCTTGGCTTTTTATTCGGTCTGCCACAACGGTAGATCTCCAGAATACCGTTGACCGCCCCGGTAATGTCCCTTGGCTTTTCATCGGTATAGTGCAGATCGATCCACTGTTCAACCTTTTCCCGGTTGGAGAGGTCCTGCCGGTTGGAGATCTTCTCAAAAATAATAAACGTGCGAAAATCCGTATCAATGAAATACTCCCTGCCATCCACCTCTACGGTTTCAGGCAGGGAGTCCAGCAGGATATTTGCGTTCATTTCTGACCGCCGTTGGAAACACGGAAGTTAGGATTCGGGTGTTTGCCCTTCTTCTTACCTCCCTGGGGGTGTCTGCGCTGCTGGCGGTTGCTGTACTGCCGGTAGGTGTTGGTAATCCGGTCAATGCTCTGCTTTTGGACCTTGACCATTGCGAGGAAAGCGGTATAGGCATCGTAGCACAGCCCGAGATTGCTTTTCTCTGTGCAGATCTTCTTGCCGGCGCCTTCCCCCAGGCAGTCATCAAAGAACCTTTTCAGCATATTGCACTGATCCCGCTGCAATTCAGACGCCTTGCCAACCCTGGGCTTGGCTTCCCATTCTTTCATCACGTCCAGAGCGTGCTCAAAACGCTCCATATCGTCCGCATCCCGGGAATCGAAGGTGTACTCCTGGCCGTTGTAGCGGAACACGGTATTCACTTCCTGGCTCATTGGCTCATTCTCCTTTCATGGTTGGCGCTTACGCACCAGAGGCCGGGGCTGTGGTGCCCTCGGTAAACTTTTTTTCGGAAACATCGAACTCGCCGGAAACAATGTCCGACACGGCTTTCAGGGTGCCGGAGTAGACCAGAGCGTCCGAACCGTCACCTTTGGTGCCGGGAATGATAGCAAAGACACGCTTCTTAGCGGGACACTTGCCGTCTTTTTCTTCCCAGCGGTTGACATGGTAGATCGTGCGGTGCGTGGCGTTGCCAACCAGCTCGTTTTCATGGACATACACGATCTCCTGGACCACAGGGTCCCCGGAAATGCAGTCACAGGTATACTCGATGGAGGGTGCATAGCCAATCACATCGCTTTTCTCCGTCTTGTAGTTGATGTACTTACGGGTGTACTCCTTGGGATTCTTCGCCTCCGGGAAGGACGTAAAGCCCTCACCGATCAGGTGAATCCCCTTGTTCTGCGCCGTGCATTCCATGTAGGATTCCCACTGGCAGCGCAGAATCAGATCGTTGTTTACAGTCGTAGCGTCAGGCATGGTTTTTACCTCCTTGCTTTGTACTCAAGCGAAAAAATCGCCTGGTAATCTTCGTTTCCGTCTTCATACCTTGCGGCAATGGACGGGGTTGTCGGCATTTCGATCTTTGTTACCTTCCTTTTGACATCAATCGTGGGCAGGTTCACGTAGAAGCCCTGCTCATCCCGTTCTGTCAACCATCTGGCAAGGGCCTCCAGGCATTCCACGGCATCCAGCCTGGAGGCAGTGTCCTCCGCATTCACACGGATATATACAGCAAAACTCCATGTACCGATGTAGGATCCGTTGATATACCGCTTCTTCACCTCAGAAGCGGCGAGCTGCTGGAGCATCATACTGGGGACACATTTTCCAATGTCCTCCAGCAGTATTCTCTCAACCGGCTTCTGCGGCCAGGTGTTCAGGTGATCCTTCATCACACGGGCGATGGTCACGTCATCCGACTCGAAAAAATTTGCCATGATTTAACCTCTCACAATAGCGTTGACGCCTTTTATCCAGGCGTCCTTCTTGGTGGCTTTGGCTGGCTCAAACCACTGAGCGCAGGCTTGCGGGTGCTTCTCCTTGGAGAAGTTGAAAGAAAGCCCATAGTAGTTTTTCTTTGCGTATGGAGCGGTGTACTCAACCTTTCCGCTGCCGATCACAGTACCGGTATTGCCAGACTTCATAAGCCAACCAGTTTTCATGGGTGTGTAGGGAGAGCTGTCCCGGAGGACTTCACTGTCCAGGAACTTCTGTGCCCTGGAAAACCGAGCATCGAACCTGCCTACACACTTTTCCACATCAATGACCAGTCTGTAGCTCATTTTCCGCTCACCTCAAAATGCCACATTCGGCGTGTCCCGGCAACCTTATGGGAAAAGCCGTTGATCCGAAAGTCCGTATGACCGCCAAGCCGACGGAAGAAATCTTCCCCGCTGTCACTAAGTGTCCAGTACGGTGTCTTGTCCGCCAGCTTCTTCCAATCCTGATATGGGAGATATTTTCGAGGCATTCCATCCTCAGATTCCGCAACTGTGCGGCTGTCAAAGATGTACAGCACACTGTTGTCGTTGGGCTGTTTTCCGTGGCTGCCCATGCTGACACCCTCATCTGCCGGGCAGTAACAGTGGCGAAGAACCGTGACTTGGTATGTGGCAACATCGTCAACTTCCCCCACATAGTTGGAAAGCAGGACGGTATGCTGCAAGATCCTATAGCTTGCCATCCGAACACCGCCTCCTGTAGTAGTCTGCGTATGCCCAGCGGCAAAGGAGGCCAAGACGTGACAGGAGCATTTCTGTCATGGGGGATATTGGAATCCCTCTGTGGAATTTTAGCTGTGTCTGACTGCCGCTGCCGCCTGACACGCTGTAATCTCCAAGGGATTCACTACCAGACGCAAGGGCCGCTTCCGACTGCCCTTGTATTGCACTGACACCGCCCTGCTCATAAAGCAATTCGACCTGATAGGCAACAGCCTTTTTGAAGCTGCTGTCTACCAGGTCTTTTTCCTGCGGTTTTACCGTGCAAAGGTCATATACAAGGTCAGACGCTATATCGGCTAAGCGCTGAAATTCTCCGTCAGCCTCAAATGAGGCTCCGAATTGCTCCGTGTAGTAGGACTTATCGATATAGGCCATTGCGTACCTCCCTATCAGACTTCCGGGTGCTTTTCAGCAATATGCTTGTCAAGGGATGCCTTTCTGGCATACTCCTTGCCGCACACGGGGCAGGTAAAAGGATCTCCGCCTGCATCATCAGGAACAGGGGGATTTTCCTCGGGGTTGAGATCCTGCATACCATCATCTGGTGTACCATCATCAGGCAGACCATCGGCCGGAGGAGGACAGACGCCCTCCCATGCCTCATGCCAGCCCATGCGCTTGTAGTCATTGACCTGGGCATCCGCAACGAAGCTGGATGCACCATCCTTGAACAGAATCTTCATGTGCTGGCCCTCCCTTATCCCAGGGACAGGATGCGGCCAATGGGAATCGCCTTGTGGTCGATGTACTCCTTGGTCCCCTCGGACATCGTGCTGACCAGCTCCCAGTTGGCGCCCATCTCCAGCTCGGCATCCGTGGGGCTCAGATCAGCCATGGACTTCTGCATGAAGCTGATACCATAGGGGGCGAAGCACTTGCGCTGCCGGGAGTACAGGGTGTCCTGACCACCATTGGTCTTGGGGTCACGGTCAACCTCATAGGGAACCTTGGCACCGCAGTCGGTGTACTCAATGGCACCCTCGCCCAGAACATAGGTGGTGTACACGGTGGCGCTTTCGGTGGTATCCACGGGCATATTATCGTCGATCAGGACGATCCGCCCGTTCAGGGTAGCCAGGCCGATCTCACGCTCCATGCCGTTGGCATCGTTGTACTTCATGTAGGTCAGGAGCTTCAGGTTCTCCAGGTTCGTGGCAACCACGGAGTGCATACAGACCATGGCGAAGGCACCCTTGTTGTCACCGCAGGCTTTCTGCATGGCGGTGTTCAGGGTGGTGCCGTCCATATAGCCGACCTTACCTTCGGAGTTCTCCAGGGCAGTCACATCATGGGTATGGGCAGCAACGAACGCCGCTCCGGCAGTATCCGTCATGGAGAAAACGCCCTTCAGGATATGGACGATGGATTCCTGGTCGATCTCGCCCCAGTAGTCGGAGATCTGCTGGGCGATGTTCGCAATGAAATCCTCGCCGCCGGTGATGTCATAGGAGAAATCCTGCTCAGTCCAGGCGTTCATACGGCCAATGACCACACGGGAATGCCGGTAGGTCTTGGTCTTGTTGGGGTTCATGTCGGTCTTGCCGTCGTAGTTCTGGGGCTTGGAGCCAGAGATCAAACCCCGCAGCGTAGTGGCGATGTAGTTACCACCAGTCTGGTCCTTCATGGCACCCGCCAGATCAGGACGGGGGCGGATGGCACGGGAGGTGATCAGAGCCTTGCGCTTCGTGTTGGGAATACGGTCAACGTAGCCCTTGAAAACCTCTGCATTGAAAATCTTTTCGTCAAAAACACCGGGCATATTCTTTACCTCACTTTCAGAAATTACGCATCAAAATTGATGGGAGCATCGGGATGCTCATTGTGGTACTTCATCATCTCGAGAAGGGAACGCTTCTTCCCGGGATTAGCCGGGGGCTGCTGGGGAGCAAACCAGGGCTTGTTCTTCGGCGGCGCATTGTTGGGATCGGGACCCGCCGGAGGGGTATCGGGCTGGCCGGGAGCGTCATCCACGAACGCAGACGGGTTTGCCTTCTTCAGCTCAGCCATGAAGTCATCCGCACCAAGGAATTTCTCTCCCTCCATGGGGAACTTCTTCTCCATGAACTTGCTGTAGATGGCCTCCTTGACCAGATCATTGGCGAAGTGGAATCCGCCGAGGTAGGTTTTGGCGGCAAACTCGATCTGCTGACTGGCAATCTTGTCCTTGAGCGCCTGGGTTTCGGTATCGTACTTCTCCTTCCACTGGGTAGCACTCTGTTTGATGCCGTCAATGTCCATGTCCTTGTAGGACTGGATCTGATCATTCGCCGCTTGGAGCTGATCCTTTACCCCGTTCAGCTCCGTGGTCAACGTGCCAACCTTGGAATCATGGTCTGCTTTGGGAACATAACCGCCGTCAGCCAGATTCACCAGCTTGATGGAGCTGTCGGAGTTCAAAGCCTCCACAAACTGGTCGAAGGTAAGTGCGCCCTTTTCAAAGAGCTTTTTCAAAAATTCGTACATGGTTTTTTCTTCCTCCAGAAAATCTGATTTTTAAGTCGGCGTAACGTCCCACGCCGCAGGGGCAGCCCTGATCGTCTGCAATCTATCTGTGCTTCGACTGCATGAGCAGTCGGTTCATGGGAATCACCCCCTTTATGGTTGGTAAAACATAAGCGGCTCCCTGAAGCCGTAGTGAGGTCAGGAAACCGCCAATTACTATTTGGTTGGTATTTGTGTGTCCGTGGATTTTGTTCGGAAATAAGCCGCTGTGTGCGATGTTGTCACTGGGTCAGTCTACGGTTCCCCCAGACGGCTTTTGCGCTTACACTACGGTTGAATCCGGCAACAATGATACGGTCACTCTCCGGGCTGACGCCAATCTTCTCCATGAACTTCTTCATAACCGCTTCCCTCTGTTTGAGCTTGACGGATGCTGTGTCAAAATCCATTCTGAGAGCCTTTTCCACCTCGTCAGACCGTGCCGCCTGAACCGCCGCATTGAGAACCACACAGGATTTTCTTGCTTCCCGAACTCTGCGTTGGTAGTAGCGGAGCTTCTGCAGGTTCTCATAATCCTTATCGTTGCTTCTGCCGCTGTCCTTCGATGGATCTCTCGAAAAGGCTTTCGTTGACAGTCCTTCAAAATAGGGGAAGAAATTGTGGTAGCAGTTCCATCCGCATAGGCCGTCCCCAGATCCGAAGCCAGTCGCATCTACAAGGTTTTGGTAGTTTCCGTATCTGCCGACAATGCAGTAAATTCCTCCCTGCCAGATAGCATGAGTTGGACGGGCGCCGGAATGGCTGGTTGTCTCTACCAGATTGCACCCCATCTCATCCATCCTGGCAAGCTGGAGCTTCGCCACAGACTGGTTCACGCCAGTAACAATAGACCGTCTGGTAGCACTCTCAATACTGGAGTAGCCACCAGACGGATAGGCTATCTTTTCAATTCCCTCATCTGCCAGGAGATTGACAACAAAGCGGAGAGCGGAAGTCTGATCGGAAGCACCGGACATGATCTGAAGGAATGCCCGGTCAAGGAGCGTTACGAACGAGCCGTTCGCCGCCTTGGCCGTGGTCTTCGTGAGGTTGACCATCAGCTCATTCGTTTTATCTATCCCCTGTAAAAGAACTGCCTGCAAGGCCGGGGATTTTGATAGCACCAGGGGGTCAAGACCGGCTGCCCGGTATATGGAATCATCGTACTTTAGTGCAACCTGTCCGGACTCTTTCATAATCCGGCGGATCTCTGTTTTGGACTCTGCGGTAGCCTGAGAGATGATGCTGCTTACATCCGCCTGGAACGCATTGAGCCGTTTGGATTTTTCCTTTTGCCATTCCGTTTTTGACTTGGAATAGTCGGTTCTCACCGCCGCAGTAGCCAGAGAAGCGCAGATGTCCGAATCCGCCGAACTCATCACATCCACGACATCCGATGCCACAGAGGTCAGGTAGGAGGGCGTGAGCATGGTTATTCACCGCCCTGTTCCGCACCTTGGTTTCTGTCCCCTTCGTCAGCCGATGGCTCATCGAAATCCAGGATCTCATCATCTGACTTTTCTTCCGTAAAGCCGGTACGCTTCTTGGCTGTTTCCTCATCCTCGCCGTACCACTTCACACGGTACTCCCACTTCTGCATAATACCGTTGGTAACTTCCTGGAGATCTATCATTCTCTGGGCTTCAGAATCGACCACCAAGCTATCATCCCAATAGTACGAAACCTCATAGTCGCCATCTGGGGCGAGTTCATACAGAGACGCAAGTACATCCATGGCGTATGCCAAGTGTTCCAATGCATCCTGTAAGGACTTCTGGATATCCGCTACCGTTGAGAAGGACCGCTGCCGGGACTGCTTAACCTGGGTAGCGGTCAAATCGACATGGTCTGGATCCGAGAACGTTCCATATGCCAGACCGCAATTGAACTCAACCTGCTGGAGGATTTTATTCAGACCGTTGAACAGGCTACCATCCCGGAACGCAGGGGAAAAGGTGTCCAGCTTCTGATCCGTGTTGTAATCAAAAGTGTAGAACAGTCTTTCCTTCCCTTTCGGGATAATAGGGGCTCCGCTCTCATCCAGCGGGAAAAGGCTTGTGGAGGCGTGAACTGCCAGCTCACCGCCTTCGTATTCCCACATTGATTCAGTCCATTGCCGGTCAGCCTCCTGAATTTGGTCCTCAGCCTTGGCATATACCGACACGCCCAGCGGGGATCGAGGTTCCACACAATTTGCAAAAGGCATTTTGAAATAATGGAACAGTGTTCTTTCCACATCATGGATAACGACAACATTGGAAACCCCTGCCCACTCTGGCACTTCTTCCAGAGATACTGGATCGCCAAGAACATCTTCCTGCGTTGTGGAAAGCTCACTTACCACAGTCCTAAAAGCCTTGTTCGTGATCGTCAGCGTTTTGTTCTCCAGCTTGTGCTCCTCCAGCCGGGTGTACTTATAGTTTCCGATAAATGCGTAGTCAGCAAAGATGCCGCCAGTCACATCTCCATCGGAATCAAACGCTGTGGGGTAAAAATCCAAGGCTTGCACTACAGACACAAAAATGCGTTCTCCCGAAACGAAAGGTTTCAGGACAACGCCTCCCATTGCACAAGCGTATTCTGTGAGCTGACGTGCTTTCTTCACAACTGGCTGATACTGGGCGTTCAGGTAGTCTGCCCTTGGGCTGCCAGTGATGTCTGTTTTCATCTCCAGCGTGACCAGTCTCGCCATTTCGGACGAAACGGACGCTGCAAGGTTCATTGTCAGCATTCCTTTTTCATCGTCCCGCCAGGGAGGGTGATTCTCAAACATATCTGACCAAAGCTGCATTTTATGTTCCATCTTGGACGAAACCACAATGCTCGTACCAAATGCGGCTTCGATATTGCTTTTTCGGAACATATTTCTTACCGCCTTTCTAATTTTTTCCCAAATCCTCATTCTTAACACCTACTTTCCGCCCATTTCGATGTAACGACCGATGTCACGCTCGTAGGAATATTCAAATGCGTCCAGGCTGTCAATATCCGAGGTCCCGTTATCCAAACGTTCCATCCCTATCTGCTTGGGATCCCAGGATGCAGTTTTCAAAGCATCCTCCAGCGATTCGCAGTCATCGGTATACATAAAACGGTCTTGTGCGCAAAGCGTTGCCATTGTGAAAATGCGGTCATTGATCCGTGATTTTATGGCATAGCCAATTCTGACACTGGCAAGGCCAGCCGTCAGCAGTGATTTCTTGAGACCACGGATCAAAACCGGCTCTGCTGAATCACACCATACCTGAGCCACAGATCCATACGTTTGAATTACCTTCCTCACGAACTTGACAAACAGCTTCCCAAGCTCGTCCGGATCGATCTCAGTATTCTTGTGCATCTCTGATGAAAGAGCAATTAGCTTTTTGTATCCAATGGTAGGAGCCGTAGCAACAAACGCATGACCTGAACCATTACCACCGAAGTCAACCCCGATAGTAATGCGCAACAGTTGGTGCTGTGCAATCATCTGCTGTACTTTCGCTATTGTCATTCTCAGATAGTTATTGTCTGATGTAGCAATAGCCGAAAATTTTGCGTAGATCAAGCCTTCTGCAATACTACGCTTCCCTAGTATGTCGCGCATGAACCAAATGCTGTTTGGATCGTACTGGCTTACAATCTCCTTCTTCCGCTCATCGGATATATTCACATTGTCAAAGATTGTAAAATGCTGATAATTATACCCTCCGAGCAACTCCCCCGCAGCATCCAGTTCCTTATATTTGTCGATATATTCTACATAGATCGGGGCTTTCGGGTGGTCTGGGTTCAGGTCCCAGAATATCTTTCTTCGCTTAGCTGCAAGCTGACGGTTGAACGCTTCCTTGATTGCCGAATCATGGTGCAAGTTGATCTCGGTTGCAATCCACATTCCATAGCTGTTGCCACGTATTTTTTTGTAGCTGTCGGAGAAGGCACCACCAGCAAAGATGACAATCTTTGTCTTGTACTTGGTAGCAGGACCGCAGATGTACAGGCACTCATTGTCTTTATATTGGCCCCACCGGGATTGTCCTCTAAATATCCACTCCAGCCCTAAGCCGTTGCAGTCGCCGATGTTCAGCTTTGCATTTGCCATTGTAGAGCCGGTTGCCAAGTGGATTCTGTCCGGTGTTGTCTTTAGTTCATGAGCAAAGGCATAGATGTTATCAACGGTTTTTCCGGCACGAACCGCCCCTTCTGCGAAATTGAAGGTGCATTCCGAACATCTGCGGATGTATTGCTTGTGCTTTTCGCTAAACTTAAACGGAATAGTCTTCCGGTGGATGTACTGACGGTCAAGAGCAGCTCTCCTCTTAGCCGCTACCATAGATCTCTGCGTCTGTTTCATCGAGATCTTCCACCTCCATTGTTCCATGAGGTCTATCGGCCCATTCATCCGGCGCCCGGTTCTTCAACCAGAAGCACATAGCGCCTACGTCACCGGGAACATGGATGGTCTTGGTCCTGACCTTTGCAGGCTTGGTGTTTCCGTTCTTGTCAACCTCGATAACTTTTTCAGTTTCCTCATAGTCGTAACCCAGCGCCCTTTTGAACAAAGACCTTTCGACTTTGGCATCTGCTCCGCTCTTGCCTCGGACGATTGCCTCCTCGAAGCTGTCATGTTCCTTCCTCCATCGGATTATTGTTCTGCGTGATACGCCAAAAGCATCCGCTATGTCCTGATCGGTAGCTCCTCGGACCGCCAGCGACCACGCCCAGTCATTGTGATATTCTGGGTTATACTTCGGTGTGGCCGCCAACGACTGTCACCTACTTTCCCGCAAGATAATCAGCCGCCCAAAACTCCAAGGCTTGCCACTTGTTCTTCGCCCCAATCGTTCCCGATTCGGACATTTTTTTCAGGGCTTCAGAGATGATGTCCGCCGCCTCCTTTGGGATAGCGGGACTGCCGAACAGGGTCGTAAGCTGAATCCATTCCTGACTCTCATCGTAGTGCAGATTCTCAAACATCTGTTCAGTGGATCTGACCATTGCATGAATCGCAGCGCCTGTGTTTTTAACGTTGGCAAACTGCTGGTACTTTGTAATCGCCTCAACAAAAGGCTGATGCAGCTCAATCGGAGCAATTCCTAAGAAGTCAGGGCTTAGACTGTCCAGTGTGGAGATCAGCTTCTCCATATCCCTCAATTGGTGTGGCAGGAAGCTGAACGTCACATTCTTCCAGTCGAACTCCACCTTTGGAGACAGGAGCTTTTCAAGTTCTGCCATAGGCTCACCAATGATGTCTTTGCCTACGTAGCTCTCCAGCATATCATCCACATCGTCAATCATCTTAGCAATTTCACGAAGGGTGGACTGATCGTCAAAACCGGAGATTGCGTTATGAGCAATCTGCTTTGCAGCCACCTGGGATCGGCGGAGGCCGCTGATGTCCAGGATAACAAAAATCTCCGTCAGAACGCCAGCGTCCTTTGCAGAGCGGATACGGTGGTGACCAGAGATAATCTCGATACGGTTGTTGATGTATGCGCAAAACGGGAGGCTTTCAAGCTGTCCTCGCTTCTTGATGTTGTCAGTGAGCTGCTTCTGCATCTCCGTCTTCATAATTCTGGCGTTGATGTCCTGCTCTCGGATGTCGGTCAATTTGACTTTAGCAATCAGCAGTCCAGAACCCATATCTGCGACTACTTCGTAAGGGACTCGCCCTTCGTTTCTTCTCGTTTCTTCAGCCATCTTTCTTCCTTTCCCAGCCACTCATTCAGTGCCTGTTTAGCATTTCTTTCATACAAAGGAGATTCATAGGTGAGTCTGAACCCCATCTTCTTGTCTGGAATTTTCTTGGTCAGGTTCATGAGGCCCCGCATTTCCTTAGCTTCGGGGTATTTGGTCATCTGAACTGTTTTCAGGCTTTTAGCCTTTTCCTTCTCCAGGTCTGTGCAGATATTCATAATCAGAGGCTTGTTCTGGGCAAGCATGGTCAGGAGCCGTCCCAAGCGGTACTTCTTGTGTGGCACGGTCATTCCATACATGAGGAATACTGCATCGCTGACCTGAGTGCCAAAGGCTCCCATTGTCAATGCAGATTTGTCCAGTCCAAAGACACCCGCCAACATACCGTCAATGAGAACTGCCATGTTGATCGGGGCCGAGGAACCTACAAAATTATGCGTCCAGAGCTTACGATAATACTGTGCAGCAGTGCGCTCAATCTGAGTAATCTGGATCTTGGACTTCCTTGTAATCTCATGGTCCCGGGGAAGGATCGAACAGTCCAGAGGCTCCAGCTTTCCCTCATTTGGTCTGGTGATAATCTTGCCATTTGCCAGGGCTGTAGCTTCCTCCGGTCTGTTGGTCGTCAGGTAGACATTGATACCGTCCCTGACACCATATCTGGCGAAGATCGGTGTTCCGGCAGTCATACCGGGCGCATTCTCCTCGTAACAAACGAGAAGACACTTGGCGCCCTTCATCTTTTCATACAGTTCTATCAGACCTGTAGACGGGTCGAAGATACCGTAGTCCGGCTCCTTCCACGTCATCCGCCCGCCGGTGTCATACCACTTCTCAAAGCCAGCCGTGTAGGTTGGAGGATTTGCAATTACAATTGCATGAGGATCGTCGCAGCACTCCTCCAGGTGCTTCCACATATCTAGGGGCCTGTAGCTCATGCCGTGCAGAGAGTCCTTTGCCCGGTCAAGCTGCTCTCTAATGTACCGGATATGTTCATCCTTTCGGCACTCCAGGTCCAGCATGATATTGTAGAAATATTCCTTGCCGGCGTTTTTGACCGTGCGGAGGTAGAGCTGTGCGAACAGTGCCACCGCAGGATCAAGAAGTTCCTCGTTGCTGAATCCATGCGCCCGGATCTCCAGCTCCTCCAACGACTGACCCGTGATGGCGTAGCCCATGATCGAAGTGAACATCGCAACATCGCTGGATTCGATCTGCTCCGGCTTATAGCCACTCTGCGCTGCAATGTGGGACATTGCAAATGCGCCGGCACAGGGTTCAACAAATCGTGTATACCCACTTTTCAGAGCGTTCTCAATCAGCGGTTTCAGGAACTTCTGCTCTTGAGCAACCAACGTACCGAGGAAGAACGCTCCAGGATTCTGGAATTTCGCCAATGCTGTCACCAGCCTTTCTGTAAATTCCCTACTGGAGCGACTGGAGCATTTTCGATCCATAGGGTAGGTTATTTTCAAAGACGTGAGCCTCTGGAAAACGGCATAAAAAATGAGCCATGCGGGAGTATATCCCAACATGACTCATTTTGGCTTGGTCCGCCGAGCAGGACTTGAACCGTGCGACCCCCTGATTAAGAGTCAGGTGCTCTACATTCTGAGCTATCGGCGGATGTTACCACATTTTCATCTGGACAACTTCAGGTTCCGGTGGAGCCGCTTCTTCAGCAGGCTTCCTATCCGGTTCCCTCCGTTGCCACTTGTTTGGGGACGGATCAGGCAACTCTTCGATGCACTCACCGGTCCTCGACTGCCACCACTCTGCGAATACTAACCGGTGGCACCAATCCTCCGGATTTCTTACATCTTCGTAGCAGCACAGCACGACAGGCTTTCCCATCTTTTCAAAGAAGCTCAGCTTCCGTGCGAGCAATACAGGACCAATTCTGTCCATGTGCTTGAAATACTGAGGCGTGAACTTCTTTCTGTCGTACTCGTTGAAAAGATACCCAGGCGGTGCAATCTCCAAGATGTTCCCAGCCAATGAGTAACCGAGCTTGAACTTCGGCGCCCCGCGGGTAATCCCTACAACTGTGTAGTTCCCGGATTTAAGTTCCGGGTTGGCATATCTGCTGGTGTAAATCACTCTTACAGCTCCTTCCGTATAGTCCAGTCAGAACTTTCAGGCCCTCCTCCACTTTCTCATTCAGATTGTAGCCGAGGGATTGATAAAATCTGCCATGGACCATACATTCATACGCCAGCTTCATCGCATCCGACTCCACTTTGCTGATCCCAAGCCGGAAGTCCTTTGCGATGCGAAGCGCTGCCTTGAAGTCGCCGCTTTGCACCAGCCGCCTGACCATATCGGATTTCTTTTCCATGCTACTTCCTCCTGACCGTTTTGGTAAGGTTTGAACCTATCTTCATTCTAACCTTTTACCGTCTGAAGTCAATCAGAAAAGCTATCTGAAGCAGTTTTTTTACCGCTGTCAGGGTCATCACAGCCACACGCGCGTTTTTTATGGTGTGACATAACTGATGATTGCAGGCTAAGCATACCATAATGGTAAGTCGCAAGTCAATGGCGGATTTTTGGCGTGTGCCATCAAAAAAGTCCGTCAATCCCGAAAATTCTGGGTGTCAGGCGGCGAATTGCCTCCTTGATGTCCTTGTAGACTGTGCTGACATCGACTAATTCCCGATCTGCGATGTCCTGCACTTCCCAAGTTTCATCATCGATGTACATACGCTTAATTGTGCGGCAACGACGCATTTCTTCCTCTTTCCCCGTCCGAACACAGTATCTTTCGTAGTCATCAATGGCTCTTTTGATATGTTCGAGGATCAGTTTCGTGCGTCCGGCGCTCTTTTTGATGCTATCTACATAGAGAAGCTGGTCGGACTTTCCGCCGGTCATAAGGTTGAGGATCTCATAGACATCTTCGTCGCACTGAGATGCTTCGTAGATTGCGCTTTCACTGTGGGATAACAGCCCCCGGTAATTGGCAAGGAGGAGCTTTGTGTTCCTCAGCCTCTTGTCATGGGCCAGCTTGCGCTGCCGTTCCATCTCCTCACGGTAGGTCTTGATAGTCAGCTCAACGATTTCCTTTCTCACCGCTGGTGTCAACACTGGATTCGACATTCTGTACCTCCATCATCACTTCTTCCCCCCGCCCCTCCCCCTTCGGGGAAGAGGCAGGGGATATTGCTTATTCGTCCAGAGCTTCCCAGAGATTCTGGGTCAGGTCGGCGCATTCCCATGTCTTCGTCCAGACACCGTTGACATTGCCGAAATGACCGTATGCCGCCGTTGCCTGATAGATAGGGCGCTTCAGATCCAAATGCCGGATGATTCCCTGGGGGGTCAGATCTACGACCTTCAGAACCGCCTTTCCGATCATATCATCGGGATATCTGCCAGTTCCAAAGGTATCGATCAGGACAGATACGGGATCTGCCACGCCAATGGCGTAGGCTAGCTGTACCTGGCACTTATCTGCCAGACCAGCGGCGACGATGTTCTTTGCGATGTACCGTGCCATGTATGCACCGGAGCGATCTACCTTGGAGGGATCTTTGCCGGAGAAAGCGCCGCCCCCGTGTGCAGCGAAACCTCCGTAGGTGTCCACGATGATCTTACGACCGGTCAGACCGGAGTCCGCTGCGGGACCGCCCTTGACGAAACGACCGGTTGGGTTGATGTACAGATTGTAGCTGTCCACATCGATGTCAGGATCGCTATTCTTGAGGTCGTTCAGGACAGGCTCGATGATGTGCTTGACCAGAGGCGCACCCAACTGGATGGAATCCACTTCTGGCAGGTGCTGTGTGGAGATGACAATGGTGTCAATTCTGGTCGGCCGCCCATTCTCCCCATACTCCACCGTAACCTGAGTTTTGCCATCAGGCAGGATGTAGGGAAGGGTTCCATTTTTGCGGCATTTGGAGAGTCTGTATGCCATCTGGTTTGCAAGAGTAATTGCCAGAGGCATCAGTTCGCTGGTTTCCCTACAAGCATAGCCGAACATCATGCCCTGATCGCCAGCTCCGCCGACCTCATCGTTGGTGCCTATGGCAATGTCGGGACTCTGCTTGTCCAGAGATACCAGGACGGCACAGGTGTTGCCGTCGAATCCCGCAGCGGGACGATCATAGCCGATCTCAATCAACTTCTGGCGGACGATCGCCGGAATGTCGAGCTTGGCAGTGGTGCTGATCTCGCCCATGACTATCACCATGCCGGTTGTGCAGCACACCTCACAGGCTACACGGCCATCGGGGTCATGTTCCAGAACTGCGTCCAGTACGGCATCGGAGATCTGGTCACACACCTTATCGGGATGACCTTCGGTAACGGATTCAGAGGTAAACAGTCTTTTCATATCATCAATTTCCTTTCTTTTCATACTCATCGAGCCTCTGCTCCAGTCTGCGGAGCTTCTTCTCTCTGATAGTCTTAACCATGTCCACGCTTCCGGTCATCATCTTGAGTTGGTCAAGCATGATCTCCACATCAGCGATTTCTTCTGCGATGTGATCTACATTGTCGGCACCACACCAGCTTTTGCAGATCTCTTTCTGGAGTTCGGACATCTCCTCCAGAAGCATCTTCATTTAGGAATCTTCTCCCCAGGCTCGGATCGCCCGGAGCATAATAGTCAGTTCCTGGCAGTTTGGCATGAGTTATCACCTGTCAGAACGGGAGCTGTGCATCATCATCGTCGATCTGCTCGAAGTCGCTGGCACCAGAGCTTGCCGGTGCGGAGTATCCACCATAAGAGCCGCTCCCCTGCTGACTCCCCTCCTGCTCCTTCTTGCTGTCGCCAAAGAACACCTGATCGCATCTGACCTCCACAGCCTTCCGCTTTCCTCCGTCCCTTGCCTCATAGGTTCGGCTAGTGATGATGCCGGACACCTCGATCCGGCTACCACGCTTAAAATGCTTACTTACAAACTCTGCTTTCTTCTCCCAGGCAATACAGTCGATGAAGTCAGTCTTATCTCTCGTATTTGGTCTGTCAACTGCGATGGTAAAAGAACAGCAGGCTTTCTGGTCGCCGGTGTACCTGAGTTCAGAATCTCTGACCATGCGACCGCTGATTGCGATTATATTCATCGGGTAACTCCTCTCGTCATCGTAATACTCAAGCTCCAGATAGTTCCTGCCATATCGGACAATGAAGTCTCTGACTGAGCATTTGGTTCTCATCATGTACCGGATCTGCCAGAACTGGCGTAGGGCCTCTCTTGTTTGCCGGCAGGCGTGGGCTGATCGTTTACCATTCCTATGGCAACTGTCCCCGCATAGGCCAACCTTTAGGCCATCCTCTTCCGATAGGCTACGGTTCGGGCCGCCAAAGACATGGTGTTCTTCGAGCGGTCCCGTTTTACCACACAGGAAGCATACTCCGTAATACACTTACTGGTCTGGATCTTCGTAAACGTAATCATCGTCTACGGGGGAATTGGTATCTTCGGGCGGAATTGGGGCCTCGAACTTGCCAATGGTGGACCTGTCCTCCTCGCACCAGATAGAGATAGCGACGATATTCCCGGGGTTGTCGGGAGTTCCGTCATAGTGGGCGCATACCTCAAGCGTGTATCCCTCATGGAACTCCAGGATTTGAGCGGGACAGAACTGGACACTTGTGTCTGGCACTGCGGAGGAGAACACCACCGTACCGGAAGCGTTTCTTGCGGTGAAGTTTCCGTTGGCTTCCATAACCTTCAACTTCTGACCGCAAAACTGCTTCAACCAATCAAATGGGTTATCCTTGACCTCATAAGGGCCGGCAGAAACAGCTTTCTGCATCTCATCCTCCTCATCATATACCGGCACTTCCTCCGTCACAGCGTCAATGACTGCCTCATCAGCGCCATTGGGGGCAGGCAGGCCAATAGGCTCCGCTGCCTCCAGTGCCGTTGGTTCGCCGCCGGACTCTCCGCTTGCTTCACCAGCTATCACATAGTCAGCAGTGTTATTGCCATTCTCGTCAAAGAAGGTAGTCTGTCCGTTATCGATAGGACGCATAATATACTGGCGGAGTTTCTTATCCCATACCAGCTCCATATTGCCGCCTACATTACCGGACTTTTTGTTCTTGACCTGCATGACCGTGGAGATCTCGTGCTTGAAGCTGGGCTTAATGATGTCACGCATGCCATCATAGCCATTCGCCTGGAAGTCGCGGGCCTGGTCCGGCGCCAGTTTCACCTGGAATTTGACGCTGATAGTTGCATCCTCGCTCTCCCGTTTTTCCATCTCAGCAATGAGCTGACGGAGAAGCTGGTCGAAGTCGGACTTAAACGCATTGAATGTGTCTCCATTGAGGGACAGCGGATATACCGTAATCTTTCCTTGTGTTCTCTGGCTCATGGTTATTTCCTCCTAAGAATTGTTTTTGATAAATTGGTTGCGGCACTTCTCACAGCAGAAGTCGCGCCATTCTCCTCCAATTTTGAGCGACTGCCAGCCCATAGACCTAATCTCGTCTTGAGCCTCCCGAAAATCCGGGGCGCCTCCGTCAAAATCGACCTCATGCTCACGGCCGCAGTTATCACAGGTACAGACAATATTGCCCTCACCATAAATCGGGCTCCAGTCGATGTCCTTCATTCAACCAGTTCCTCCTTCCACACTTCCAGTGCTTCCACACAGTGGCTTCCCTCACACATGACTGGTTGACCGCCATAACAGTGAACGCCTTTCGCCTCATCAGGAAGCGGACAATAATCGCAAAGGCAATCTTCCAGCTTTTCCTTGAGCCATTCATCGCTCTTTCCCTCGTAGAACTCGCCATTTGTAAGGCGGAGAGCGGCGAACACTCGCCCATTGTCTACAAACGATTTTACCGTTCTGAACTGCTGTGAAAGAAGGAACTGCACATGAACCGTTCTCCTTCTTCCGATGCCATATTCCACAATCAGATACTCATGCTGGAATATCTCATCAATGGACGTTATTGGGTTCCCTTTTCTGAATTTGCGCTTCATGTAGATTCACCTCCGACTTCTCGAATAGAAACTATCACCCTGGGCGTTTCACTGTAAAATTTACGTACCATGGAATCAACAATCTGAGCATCATCCCTGTACGCAACTCCATTGAGTGAATCGCAGATTATCTTGCCGATATTGTCCCAGTCCGGCTTCTTCGTGGGGCGGATCTTTCGGTCCAGCATTGCTTGGCGCTTCTTTTTGCTTACAGACTTTGGAATATCATAATAAGCAAAAACCCGGACATCCAGCATAGCGTTATCAGGGAACTGCTTCCCACATTGGATCTCATATTCCGTCTTGACCAGATTCTCGTAGATTACCGTTTGATCCGGCGTTCTCGTATGGACATGGCCTCCTATGGTAGAAAAACGAGGGCGCCCCTTCCCCTGTGGAGAACCGTAGATGGTAAATTCGGCAATCATACCGGTACCTCCTTTTCCGCTGGCTTTGCCGCATCACCACTCCGCTCGAACTCCAGGAAGTAATCGTAGCTCTTAGCACCCTGGCGCCGTTGGCTTCCCTGGCGAACCGTGTACTTGTTCTTTACAAGAATTGCCGCAACAGTCAACCGGTCAGCCTCATTCATAATGAAAATCTTATCCATCTTCGCCCTCCAAAAAAGCTCTCATGTTTTTGAACCTTCGGTTCGCTTCGGTCTTTCTCCACGACTTTCCAGTGTACTGCATCGGATAGCACAGCTCGAAAATTCTGTCGTAAATCCGCTCATAGCGAATATCATCCTCGTCTTTCATTTGCTTGAGATCGAGATTCGTCGTGAGGATAATCGGCAGCTTTGCTCTGTACCGGCTGTCAATGATGTTGTAGACCTTTTCCAATGTATAGTCGCTGCCCCGTTCAGCACCCAGGTCATCAATAATGAGGAGCTTAACCTTGTTCATTCTGTCGATCAACGCCTGATCGTCGTCTTTACTGCTCTGCATTGCATCAAGGAGCTTCACGAACGATGTCATTATTACCGAGACACCAGAGTTCAGTAAATAGTTAGCGATACAGGCTGCTGAAAAGGACTTCCCAGTTCCAACAGAACCATACATAAGTAAGCCCTGGTTTTTTTCCAGCATCTCATTGAAATGCTCTGCGTAACGCCGGCACAGCTTTAGGTTTCGAGCATTATCAGCTGTCTGCTGGTAATTGTCAAAAGTATGACCGGCAGTCCGATCATCCATCAAACTCTGCCCTTTCAGATCTTTCAACAGCTTGGCAAATGCCTCCGCTTCTTCAGTCCTCCGCTTACGTTCAGCCGCGGCTTCCTCCGCAGCCTTTCGGCAGTCACACTGGCGAAATACCTTAATTTCCCGCTGCTGCCCATTTGGTGCTGGAATCTTAATAACCATTTGGCGTCTGGTATGACACTTTCCACACATCAGCAGGCCCTCATCATCGAGGTAATCGCCATCGGTGGGATCTCCGAGTTGTGCATTGGCTTTAAGCACCGGTGAAATATAGTCCATCGGATCATTCATTCTGTTCACCCCATTCTTCATACGGATTGTCATCTGTGACTGTCACTGCGACAGTCACAGGATTTTCAGGGATAAACTCAAGGAATGGCAGTGCATCGCTCAAGAAAGTCTTCGGATGCTTAATGTATTGCTTCTCCGTCTTGAACTTCTTGCACTGTGCGGCATATTTCTTTGCGGCGATTATCAGGTCTGCATCAGAATAGCCATCCTTTCGGCGAGCAAGATACTTCTTGTAGGCATATCCCTTATCTGTCTTCCTTGGGTAAACCTCCCACCAAGCCTCAAATGCTGGGGTGTACTTGGTTTCGGGAGGCTTCGCCGGAGGGTTTCCAGATTCTACCGGTTCAGACGTATGTGCCTCCGGGACTTGAAGTTCTTGCGGCGGTGGTGCAGTAGTGTTCTTCCTGCCATCCTTTTCTCTCTGCCTCTCCGCCCTCTTTCTTTCGGCGTTGTAGGCTCTGGTTCTCTGGAGTTTGTACCATTGTTCCTGCCACTGATCCCAGTCATGGAGCCGGAAGCCATTTCCCTCAATGTCTATCCAGCCTGTTTCCACCAGTGATTTTATTGCCTTGTCCATGTCCACACTCGACTTATCGCCGCAGCCGTACAGGTATCTGCTCAAAACCTCCAGCCCTGTGTCACGAACCAAGCCAGTTTCATCAGCGTTCTTCAGTCCCCAAAACCAGACAAAGGTTAGAATGCCTAACGCCTCAAATTTTGAGCAACCGATTGCTCCGTACAAACGCCGCAACTTTGGTCCGTCCACTTCTTCGTGGATGCTTATCCAGGCCATTTTCATCACCTGCCTTTCTGGAAGAAGGGGTTGCCCCCTCCCACCATGCGCTTGGAATGCTTCTACACGGCATTTTCGCCGGATTTCGCGCTCCTACGGGCCTCAATCATTTCCGTAAGGATATTAACCGCCTCATTATAGACAGAGGTTGGCATCCCAACGGTACTTGTCACGTCCAGTTCATCAAAAATAGATTTCAGAATGGCATCTCTTTCTTCACGGCCAAATTCTGTACGAATCATATTAAACAGCGACTTGCGCTGTTCTTCGGTGATAGGCGGGTCCTCATCCTGCTGCCCCTGGTTAGGCAAGTTTTCATAGTCTGCCGGGATAGCTCCGGAGGCAATCATCTCATCCTCAGAGTAAACACCCTCATAATCCTTCGGGAAAGCATCACGAACGCACTGGCTCATGGCAACCTTATTGATCATCGTGGCAGGCTTGGACTTCCAGTTTGCCTGTCCCTTGTTATACTCAGAAAAGGATACCTCTTTGAAGGCGGTGCGCTCGCTTCCATTACGCATGAAATGGACCCGACACCATCCACCGATCAGCTCCTCACCCGGATAAAGGCAGCAGCCCTCTTTCTGGATGATTTCATTGCCGCGCTTGACGGTAATGCCGTCATTCTTAAACAGGTAGTCCGGATGGTCAAAGGCCCGCCGAAGGTAAGCGTCCTTACCTACCACCATCTGGGCGGGATCGTCCTTGCTGTACTTAATCAGGTAGACCTCACCGTTTACCAGAGGGTTCAACCCCTGCATCTTGCAAGTGTTCATGAAAAACACAAGCTCCTGGTCACTGGTCAGATCAGCACGGCCTCTGACCAAATACTTTTTGACAAAAGCCAGATCCAGCTCCACCTTAGTCCCCAGCACATCGTAGCTTACACTGAGGGCGTTCTGCTCTGCCTTGCTCATTGCTGTTGTTGCCATATCTCTTACCTCCTGAAGCTCATTTTTTTGACCTCCTTGTAGACGATACCAGGAATCTGGATTTGTCCTTTGGAGGCTCTGATCAACCGCATGACTGCGGCCTTATCTACCGGGCGAATCTCTATGCCATTGATTGCCAGAGGAACAACCTTACTGTTTATATCAACGATCTCCCAATCCCGCGAGGAGCTGACCCCGCTGGCTTTCGGCGCAACAGCACCAGATCCGGTAAACCGGGAAGCATTGTCCATGATCTCGGCTTCCATCATTGCTGCAGAAGCGCCGGCAACATCTCCGGCCTGTTCCATGTCAATTGCCTCTTGGAGCTTGCGGTCCGCTTCCGCCTGAGCCGCTCTCCGGCGAGCTTCCTCCTGCTCCCTGGCCTCCTGCTCCTTTTTCATGGCGTATACACCCATAGCTTTCTTCAGTGCCTGTTCTGCATTCTTCAGGGGAGTCAGCATAGCCTTTTCCCTGTCACAGACGGCTCTGTGTGCCTGATAAGCACTATCTTTCATGGGCTTGAAGAAAGCAGTGACTTCGGAAGCCTTCTGCTTCAACGCACAACCGAACTCACCAGCCATCTTGTAGTCATTATCGGTTGCGATGACCATAGTTTCTGCTCGAACCTCGATGTCCGTCACCTGCCTGCCCAGATCCTTTTCGGTGGCTTGGGTCGTATCAGGCACGGTTGCTACCAAAGTTTCTGCAGCTACACGATTATCCGACATTTCGTTTCCTCCTAAAATTCGTTGATGTAGTTGTGGACGGTCAGCAGAGCTGCAAGCACTGACCAGCACTTAGAACTCCGTTCAAACCGTATCAGCTTGTAAGAACCATCTCTTGCAAGGTGGAGGATAAACCGATCATCGACCTTAATTCCGTGGCTTTCAAACGCTCTGTCGTATCCCTCAAGCTGGACACCACACAACATTTGGTTAACCGACGCCGAGGTCTTATAGTCGATCATCGTTACCCTGTCATTTATCAGGCAGAGGAGGTCTTCCGTACCGGCATAGCCGAGGATCTTGTGGTACACACGGGATTCAGTTGCCAACAAAACCGGCTTGGTCTTATCCCACCACTCCTTGAATCCGGCAAAATACCCAGCGTAAGCTGGGCTGATATCCTCAATTCCATACAGAGCGTAGTTCTCATTGGCGTTGTGGACAGCAGTTCCCCGTCGGGCTGCTCTCTCGAGCACCGCAGGGTCAACCGTCTTATAGAACGAGCTGGATAAAGGATTCATTAGCGTTGTTACGCTTGGAATCTCCGTACCGTTCAGACGGTAGACGTGACTTTTCTCTTCAAAAGTCAACTCTGGAAAGCTTGGGATCTCAATCATTCAATATCCTCCTGTTGAACAGTTGATAGCCATACGGCAGTAATAGTCTGTCAGTTCATTCTCGAACAGAATCGGCAGATAGCTGTTTGGCTTCTTGATGTACTTCAACTTCTGTACCGAGAAACCAAGCACTTCAATCCATACTTTCTCCGGGATCTTGAACCTCAGTGTCCTTTCTGCTGACTCGATAGCAGCTATGATCGATTCCTCCATCGCATTTCCTCCTTTATTCACCAGATGCGAACGCCATACATTCACGGCTTTCCATTTTGGCAGAATAACCGTTAAGATGGGTATGAGCCGATACAATGCTCTTTCCCTTAGTCCGCGATGTAAACACGCCGATGTTAATCTTCTTCATTCTGCTCAACGCTTCACCGAGTTCTTTGTCGGAGTGGATACCGTATTCAGTTGCAAGCAGTTCTCTCAATGATTGAACATCAGCCACGTCTTATCCCCCGTTCATAATTTTGGAACCAATGAGTTTTAACTCCCCGGCGGCCTTAATGAGTTCATCGATGTACTGAAGAATCTCTGCCAGATCCACTTTTTCATCAGCAGAGATCATGCCATCGGCTGTGATGTCTATGAGCGTTTCCCGGGCCTCATTGACACTTGTCTGTTTAAGGCTCTTCAGGAGTCTCATTGTTGTCCTCTCTACGGATGTCAGCGGATAAGTCGGCATTGGATAGCTTCGACCTATCGGGCATTCGCTCGCACAGTACCATGTCTTCAGTTCCGGGGCGTTGTATAATTCCGCCATAAGGACCACCTTGTCCACTGGGATTACTTTCGTGATGCCAAGTTCATAATCCGCCAGACTAGAGACTGAAACACCGAGCATCTCAGCAGCCCCTTCCCGGCTATTGAGCTTGTCATTGTATTTTGCAGCCTCTTTTCTACAGCGGAAACAAGGATTTTCACTTGCCTTCATAGCATCTCGCCCCATTTTCATTACCTCCTTTCTGCGCTATACTGGTGTCATACGGTAAGTCATGTGCACTAACTTACCGCTTTGGTAAGTTGCCATCAAAAAAAATGGCATTCACCTGTTCGCTGGTCAGCTCAAGTACCTTTGCAATGATCGGGATCTCTTCCGGGCTGAATTTAATTGCGCCGTTCTCTTTCTTGGCATAGGTATCAGACGATTTCCCGATTTCCTTTGCCAAGTCTGCTCGGCTCAAGTTTTTCCGCTTTCTAGCGTATTCGAGTCCCAGCTTGTCCATCTGGTCACCCCCTTTCGTTTTCTTTATTATAACTTACCATATCGGTCAGTGTCAAGAGGAAAATTATAATTTCGGTCAGTTTTGTTTACAAATCGGCAAGGATGTTATAAAATTGGTAAGTAAGCTATTCAGGAGGTCGCACTATGTATAACAAGGCAACTTTCGCGCAACAGTTTAAGGCTCTTATTGACCGCAAGGGTCTTACCCAGCGTATTATTGCAGATCGCATCAATACCACCGAGACAACCATTTCTCGCTATGTTTCCGGTGCTCGGACGCCTAACATTGAAACCGCCGTCGAACTTGCTCGGGTGCTTGGTGTTTCCATGGACACACTTGTAGGCATTGAACCGCCGGCTCCTTCTCACATGGCGCCCGATCTTACCATCCTCATCGCGTGCTATGGCAAAGCATCCACTGCAGATCGCCAGGTTCTTTGGACTCTCCTTGATCGGTATATGACTGCCGAGCAACGGGTGATTATTACTGCCGTAGAACGAGAGGAAAAAGGCGAGGCAGTTTGACCGCCAACAGTAACATCATCTATTTTCATAAAAGGAGGCATTAACCGTGCATCGTCATCTTCGTGGCGACGAGCATATCGTGTTTGGCGGTATGCCAACCGGCTATTTACTTCAGGACTTCTGGGCATGGCATTCATCAGATCTTCTGAACAATACCCTTCGCGGATCTTACTGCGAGTTCATTGTGTCAGCAGCTTTAGGTGTTGACCTCTCAGGCACCAACGATGACTGGGAAGCATACGATGTCTTATTTCCCTATCACTGGACCGACGGACTTGTTGGCAGGGATGTCATAAAGATCGAGGTCAAAAGCAGCGCATACCTTCAGGCATGGGAGCAGAGTAAACTATCCACCATTCAATTCAGCATCAGACCAACTAAGGCATGGACCCCTCAAACCGGGTACTCCGATGAAACAAGACGGCAATCAGATGTCTATGTCTTCTGCCTGTATACTGAAACAGATCGAGCCAAGGCAGACCCTCTATCCCTTGACGGCTGGGACTTCTATGTTCTTCCAACTTCCCGCCTCAATGCCATCTGCGGCTCCCAGCAAACCATTTCCCTTTCAGGGCTTATTGCACTTGACCCCATAAAAACCGACTTCTCAGGTATCATGGATGCTGTCGCTGCCAGCGTGCAGAGTTGTGCATAACAACGAAGCAACTCCGCAAAATACGGAGTTGCTTTTACTATACGGAGGTTCACTATGGCAAAACCAAAAACAGCCTTCCAGCAAGTCTTAGACACAAAGAAGGCCGCTATCTACATTCGAGTATCAACGCAGTATCAAGTAGACAGAGCAAGCCTCCCCGTCCAGCGTGAGGAGCTTATCAACTATGCCCGCTACGCCCTGGGAATCGAAAGCTGCGAGATCTTCGAGGATGCCGGTTACTCAGCAAAAAACACCGATCGTCCAGCATATCAACAGATGATGTCGAGAATCCGCACTGGCGAGTTCAGCCATTTACTTGTCTGGAAGATCGATCGCATCAGCCGCAATCTATTGGACTTTGCCGCCATGTACAAAGAACTGAAGGAGCTTGGCGTCATTTTCGTTTCCAAGAACGAGCAATTCGATACTTCGTCTGCAATGGGCGAGGCCATGCTAAAAATCATCCTTGTCTTTGCCGAGCTGGAGCGAAATATGACATCAGAGCGTGTCAGTGCCGTAATGGTATCTAGGGCGAACAGCGGCAAGTGGAACGGCGGAAAGATCCCCTTCGGTTACGACTACAACAAACAGACCAGAGAGTTCTCTATCAACGCAAGCGAAGCAGCCGTCATCCGCACCGTCTATGATCTTTACGAAACCCACTGGTCACTGGTTACGGTAGCAAAGGTCCTGAACGAGAAAGGCATCCTGCCACGTAGCGGAAAACCATGGAACCCCACCACAGTCAGAACAATGCTGGTCAACCCTTTCTATGTTGGAATTTACCGGTATAACCGTCACAACGAGAACAATCCTAAGCGGTTTACCATGAAGCCAGAAACCGAGTGGATTATAATTGAAGATCATCATCCTTCCATCATTGACAGAGATCGTCAAGACCGAATTATCAAAGCCCTCCAAACCAGGCAGCGAGGCAAGTATGGACAGTATTCCACCTACCAGCGAAAAAACGTCCATATCTTCGCTGGTTTACTTCGATGTGGAAACTGTGGTAGCAATATGGCATCTACCATAGACCGACCACGATCTGATGGGTGGCGTCCGTCCGTCTATATTTGCAGCAGGAGACGTCGGTTTGATGATTGCCAGAATAAATATGTCTCTGACATCACCCTAGGCCCATTCGTGCTAAATTATATCGCCAACATGATAAAGGCCAGCAACAGTTTTGGAAAAACCACTAGCATAGACACCCTTCAAAAGAAACTACTTCGTGGAGAATACTTCGCTGACATTGACCACATTGCCCGCCCTGGTCTGGAAGAACTGTACAACCATCTACGTAACGGCGTTGGCACCTTTGAGTATACTCCCCAACCAGTCAATTCAGCTGAGAGCCTTGCAGCAATCAGTGAGAAGGACATTCTGCTGTCTGAGAAGCGTCGGCTTGAGCGCGCCTTGAGCCGTCTGAAATCCCTGTTTCTCTATAGTGAGGATACAATGGCGGAGAAGGACTACATCGTGGAGCGGAAGCAGATCCTCGACTCTCTGGAGGATGTCAATGCCCGTCTGGAGGAGGTCGAGCGAACAGCTGCAGCCTCCCTGTCCTTATCTGATGATGAATTTCTGGCAAAGGCAAGCTACTTCATCATGGCTCAGCAATTACAGGACAAACGCTTCGTAGACTATGAGAAATTCATCCGTAAGATTGATCCTCAAATTGTTAAGGATTTCATCAATTCTATCGTACAAAACTTTTGTATAAAAGACGGGCGAATCGTGTCAATTCTCTTCAAAAACGGCATAGAGCATCAATTTGTTTACAAGGACTAA